ATTACCAGGAGCGTCATATTGTGTGATATAACCAACATCTTCTAAAAATGAAACGTCACATTTTGAAGACCCGTGGCAACCAGTCTCTTCAGATACGAATAAACCAACTTTTACTTTATCTAATTGTTTAAGTAATTCTAAACAAATGAAAATTCCACATTTATCATCACCACCGATACCTGTAGGATTACCTTCTTCGTCATAAGCCTTCAACACGTCTACTAATGTATCGTCAAATGTCTTACCAAACGTATTTGGTCGTTTAAGTTTTTCCTCTTTAACAATGATTTTATCAATCTTTGTGTGTACGGTATCGGTATGAGCAACGAACATAGGATAAAATTCACCTTCTTCTAACACACCTTTAGTTGCGTAGATATTCATCATATCATCACGATAAAAGGTAACCCCCTCAATGGACTCTAATTCATCACAAATGAATCCAACCATATCTTCTTCTTGATATGTTTTTGACGGTACTGAAAGAAGTTCTTTAAATTTATCTATATTCATAATATATGTTTCTACAAATGTAAGAAACTTTTTAACAATTAAAAAACTTTTTACTGTTTTGTTTTTCTTTTTGTTGGTTTTTTTATTTTAACATCAGTTTTTTTATCCTTTTCATTGTATGTTAAAACAAATGTTGAACCTTTTTCTGGGTTATCAGTTAAAATCTTTTCGGTGATTGCATCGTCAACCCATTTTTGTACGGTACGTTTTAGAATACGTGCTCCAAATCTAGTATCTGTACCAACCTCAATCAAATGGTTTTTTAGACTATCTTCAACCTGTACTGAAAATTCAAGTTGTCCGATTCTTTCATAAAACTTATTTAATTCTAATTCAACAATCTTCAATAAATCATCTTTATTTAAATCTTTAAAATAAACGATATCATCAAAACGATTGATGAACTCAGGGGCAAACTTCTTAAACAATTCTTTTTCTAAAATTGATTTAATCTCATCGTCGGCTCTTTCAGTTTTTGTGTTTGTTGAAAACCCAACACCTGTACCAAACTCTTGTACTACACGAGTACCAACGTTGGAGGTCATTAAGATAATACAATTTTTAAAGTTGATTTTTCTTCCATGTCCGTCAGTTAAAAACCCTTCATCTAACATTTGTAAAAATACGTTAAAGATTTCAGGATGTGCCTTTTCTATCTCATCTAAAAGTATAACAGAATAAGGTTTGTTTTTAATTTTATTTAAGAATGGTGAACCGTCCTCATACCCAACATAACCAGGAGATGTGCCTGTTAGTTTTGATGTTGCAATCTTATCTGAAAATTCACTCATGTCTAATCTGATAAGTGCATCCTCACTACCGAACATATGTTTAGCCAATTGTTTCGCTAATTCTGTTTTACCAACACCTGAATTACCAATTAATAAACCACTAAAGATTGGTTTTTTAGGGTCACTTAAACCTACTTTATTTCTTTGGATGGCTCTTGAAATTTTTGCTACTGCATCATCTTGACCAACCACTTTACTTGATAATGTTTCTCTTAAAGAAATAAGTTGTTGTGTTTCGTCAGTTGTGATTTTATTAATTGGGATTTTAGTCATTAATGAAACCACATCATATACCACATCTTCAGTAACCACTCGTTTGTTTTGGTCTCTGTTTTTTTCAAAATCCTCTTTTTCTCTTGCTAAATCTGCTATTATTTTTCTTTCTTTATCTCTAAGATTTGCTGCCTCCTCGTACTTTTGTTTATTAATAACATCTAATTTCTCTTCTTTTATTTTTTGAACTTGTAACTTTAGTTCTTCAATAATTTCAGGAAGTTTGATTTCCACTTGTGATCGAGCACCAACCTCATCGATGATATCGAATGCCTTATCTGGAAATTCACGGTCAGTAATATAACGGTCTGCTAAATCAACACATAGTTTTAAGATATCATCACTGTACGATACTTTGTGGTGATTTTCATATCTGTCTTTTGATTGTTGTAAAATTTCTAAAGTCTCTTCTTTAGTTGCGGGGTCAACCATTACCTTTTGGAAACGTCTTTCTAATGCTCCATCTTTCTCAATATTTTTTCTATATTCTTCTAATGTCGTAGCACCAATACATTGTAACTCCCCACGAGAAAGTGCGGGTTTAAATATGTTGGATGCATCCATTGAACCTGATGCGTTTCCTGCACCAATCATGGTATGGATTTCATCTATAAAAATGATGATATCAGGATTGGCATATAGTTCTTCGATAATCACTTTCATTCTTTCCTCGAATTGTCCTCGGTATTTCGTTCCTGCAACAATCGATGTCATATCCAACGACACAATTCTTTTGCTTGATAAATTTTGTGGACAATCACCCTCAAATATCTTTTTAGCTAACCCTTCGACTATTGCCGTTTTACCACAACCAGGTTCACCTAAAATGATAGGGTTATTTTTTTTACGTCTTGAAAGGATTTGGGCGATTCTATTAATTTCGTCATCACGACCAATAACAGGATCAAGTTTACCTTCTTGTGCTTGTTTGATTAAATCCCTTGAAAAATTATCTAGTACTGGGGTTCTTGATGACCCGTCTTGATTTTTGTTTTTTGATTTTTCGTTATTGTCTAAAGTATCGTTCATATGTTGTTTTTTTAAAAATTAGTAATATTGAACCAAATAATCAATTGTTTGACGAATTATACTATTTATTGGTATGGAAGGATGGAAAAAATTTGCTGAGTCTTTGGAACTAACAAAAGAGTTGGAGGAAACTTATTTTAAAATTAGAGAAGTATTTCAAAGAGAAGGGTGGACACAAAAAGACATTGAATCCCCTCCTTATTATCCAAACGATTTAATGGTTTTGCACTCAAGATTCCAACCATTGATTCGGGAAATAGACCAAACAATTAGAGATTATGGATTTAATGTTGACGGAGATGAAGTCCATTATTACATTATGGATAAACTTCGTCATATAGATGACATAACTCCTTTAAGAAACCCAAATCCAAATGGCAATTAAAAGAACAACAATTGATGGAACAAGAATTATTTGTGAGATTGAGTCAAGTAATTTAATTTTAACAGAATATGATTCTGAAACTAAAAAATTAATAACCCAATTTAAAAATGGTATGAGATATGAATATGATGAGGTACCTCATAATATTTATGCTCAATTTAGATTATCAGAATCTCAGGGAAAATTCTTTAACACTCAAATTTCTAAAGTATTCAAATACAAAAAATTAGATAATTAATATCTTTTAGGTATTTATAGTTATGACAAACGATAAAAAAATTATTAGTAGTTTTTATCTTCAAGATGAATTAAACCCTGATGTTTGGTACTTACCAAATGAAGAACGTATGGGTGACCCTAATGGTCAAAATTATAAATTAAAACCTGAAATACGAAAAAGATTATTAAAAGTTGCCGAGTTATTCATTGATTATTTGGATGTTGATTTTTTTGTTCATGATATTTTACTTGTTGGTTCGTTAGCTGGATATAATTGGTCTGAATTTTCCGATTTTGACATTCATGTTATAATGGATTTTACAGAAGGTGGAGATAAAGAAGAGTTATATAAGGAACTTTTTAGACTTAAGAAAACGGTATTTAATTCTGCTCACGATATTAGAATCAAAGGGTACGAAACAGAATTGTACGTTGAGGATATAAATGAGACTAACGCTAGTACCGGTGTATATTCAATATTAAATGATAATTGGGAACAGGTACCGGAGAAAGAAGAATTTACTGTCGATGAAAAAAAAATAAGACAGAAGGCGGAACAATGGATGGATATTATTGACGGAGCGATTGAAAACGCTGAAGATGAGAAATTAGAAGATGCAATTGCAATTATTAAAAAATATAGGGAGAAATTAAGGAAGTATAGAACTTGTGGACTTAAAAAAGAAGGTGAATTTTCTTATGAGAATTTAGTGTTTAAATACCTAAGAAGAAATGGGTATATTTCTAAGTTAGAAGACTTTAAAAATAAATTTGCAGATAAAAAATTATCATTAGAGCAAGAAAAATCGGAATAAATTGTAAATTCTAAAGTTACAATATATTTATATAGAAAAAATTATTATGTCTACAACTGCATGTACATCTTATTATACGACTGTCGTTACCGGTTACCTTCCTGGTACAGGTGCAACCACAGGTAATATCGTTACTTATACAACCCCAAAACCGGTTTGGAGCGATAATGTTTCTGTAGTTTCAGGAACCAATAACGTATCTTTACAATGTAACTCAGTTGCTTTGGGCGGATTTAACGGACTAAACAATTAAAAAACAAAATAAAAATGGCAGATATCAAACCACTAGGTAGTGAAAAATTACAAGGAGTCGATAAGTTAAAGAGAATTATGGAAATTGCTCGATATAATGAGATACCTAAAAACGATATAAATGAACTTTCAACTACTAATTATACAATCACATTGGCGGATGGTATGACATATGGTATAGTTAGAGAAAAATCAGGTTATATTCTTAAAAAAGGTATTAATGAATCTGAGTTGGATTATTCTGACCCTATGAAAAATAGAAAATACTATAGATCGTATTCCGAAGCAATGAAAAAACTTAATTTAGTTGCTACCGAAGTTAATCGAGTTACAGGTAACGTATTTGAAACCCCTCTTATTGGTGAACAAGAGGTAAAAAAAAAATTCATTTTAAAAACTCCTAAACCAAAAACCCCTGTAGAGGAGCCAGCACCTGAACCGGAAGCTGCGTTGCCTCCAGCTCCTGAAGCACCGGCACCCGAAGGTGGTGATATGGGAATGCCTCCTGTAGATGGTGGTGATATGGGAATGCCCCCTGTAGAAGGTGGTGATGAAATGGGTATGGAAGAACCTGAAATGGGAATGGAAGATCCTGAAATGGGAATGGAAGATCCTGAAATGGGAATGGAGGATCCTGAAATGGGTGACGAACAACCACAAGGACCATCAGGATTAAAATCAATCCAAAGATTAACAGGTAAGTTAAGTCAAAAAATAAGAGCATTTGACAAAGATAAAGGATTAGATTCTCAAGATATTAAATACGTTATTAATTCTATTCTATCGTCTATTGATTTAGATAATTTGGATGAGGATGACAAAGATGACATCCTATCAAAATTTGAAGATTCTGATGAGTATGGTATGGAAGGTGAAGGCGATTTAGATTTATCTGGTGAAGATGATATGTCTGATTTTGACATGGAAGAACCTGAAATGGGTATGGAAGAACCTGAAATGGGAGAACCGTCTATGGAAGAACCATCACCTGTAGAAAATTTTAAAGAATCTGTTGAGGATGTTTTATCTAAATATTTTGTGGTAACCGATGAAGAAAAAAAATTACACGAAGAAAAAAACAAGAAAAATTTTATTAAAAATAAATTAGTTAATATCGAAGTAAAAAACGAAATCGAAAGAATGAGTGAATCGGTTAAACAAATGAATACGGCAAAAAGGTTTTTAAATGAGAATGTAAATGCTAAATTCATTGGTAAAACCAATAAACAAAATTTAGTCTTTTCGGTAAACGGAAAAAATATAAAAGTTAACACAACAGGTAACATTATATGATTTTAGTTTATGTAAATGAACTTGGGCCAAACTTTAAAGGTGATAATATTTATGAATTCATCTTTTCTGATTTGGATGATGTATGGGGTGAGGATTGGGATTCTGAACCAGCATTAGGTAAACCATTACCTCCCGACATTCATTACATAAAAAAAGTAGGGGTTTTAAAAAATTCTAATATATCATTAGAATTAATTCAAGAATCTGACTATTTCGGAGTTATAGATGCTATCGACGGAGTTATAAGTTTAGCTTGGGAAAAATCCGATAGTGACGACTTAGTCATATCAAAATATAAAAGACTTGTCTTTCAATATGGTGAAACTGTGGAAGATGTTGAAAATAAATTATACGAGAGAGATATCGTATTAAAATGGGAAAAAAATTTAGTAATTGATGAAACACATGAATCCTAAAATCGCAAAACTTCTTCATGAAGGTTTTTCAATTAATACTATTGAAAAATTAAATGATGTACAATTAAGTGTTCTATATAGTAGAATTTCTGAACAATCTTCAGGTACGTTAAACATACCAAAGGCAGATACTGCATCAATAGAGAAAGCTAAATCCGAAAAAAAACCTTTTGTCACTTATGAAGAAGAGCTCGGTGAGGAAGATGTTAATGAAAAGTCAGTTTCAAAACAACAACAAAAAATAATGGGGTTAGCATTGTCAGTAAAAAAAGGTGATACTCCGAAATCTAAAGTTTCTAAAAAAGTTAAAGACATTGCTAAGGATATGTCAAAAAAAGACCTTGAGGATTTTGCTTCTACAAAACACAAAGGACTACCGATATATGCTATGGAACAGGAAAATACGGATGAGGAACATGAAGTTGACGTAAAAAATATTGAGGAAAGTATTTTGAATATTATTGAAAAACATTTACCTCCCCATACCACTAAAGGTGAACTTCTTAAGACAATAGGAAGAAAAAAATAATGAATGTCACTATCAAAAGAACAAATATTATTAGAGTATGCTAAGTGCATAAACGACACACCGTATGCGTTAAAAACATATTTACAAACTTACGATAATACACAATCACAATACGTACCATTAGAGTTATTTAATGACCAAGTTACGTTAGTTAATGATTATGACACATGTGAGGAAAATATCGCATTAAAATATCGACAAGCTGGAGTGTCTACGGTAACATCCGCATGGGCATCAAAAAGATTGGTGTTTGCTAAAAAATCAAAACCAGAAAAAATTCTAATCATTGCTAACAAAATGGATACCGCCATGGAAATGGGTAATAAGGTCCGTGCGTTTGTCGACCAATGGCCTTCGTGGTTAGGGGTTACTTTTTCCAATGAAAAGAACTCACAAAGACATTTCAAATTAACCAATGGGTGTGAGGTTAAAGCGGTTGCAACATCAAAGGATGCTTTACGTGGGTATACACCAACAATATTAATATTCGATGAGGCAGCATACATCAATGCGGATGAGGACTTCTGGTCAGCCTGTATGGCTTCCCTATCTACAGGTGGTAAGGTAATTGTTATTTCAACACCAAATGGATTTGACCCAATTTACTATTCGATATACAGTCAGGCGGTTAAAGGAATGAATGACTTTAAGATTACTGAAATGTATTGGTTCCGTGACCCTCGTTATTCTAAAGATTTAAAACTTATTAAATGTAATGATATTGTTCACTACATGTTAAATCGTGGAGATTATAAAGACGATGAAATAATATTAGATTATTCAGATATTAAAGTAAGTGAAAGAGACTTTGAGGATATTAAAAAGAAAGTAGAACATGAGGGGTATAAACCTTATAGTTCTTGGTTCGAAGCGATGGCTAAAAAGTTAAAGTTCGATAAAAGAAAAATATCACAAGAGCTTGAATGTAACTTTTTAGGTTCGGGGGATAGTGTTATTCCTGCCGAGACAATGAAAAAAATTAAAGAAAACCATATTAGAGAACCTGAGAATAAGTTTATGGGTGGTGCCGTTTGGCAATGGAAAGAACCTGTGCAGGGTCACCGTTATATAATGGGGGTTGACGTTTCAAGAGGAGATAGTGAGGATTTTAGTACTATATCTATTATTGATTTCGATGCAAGAGAACAAGTATTGGAGTATATTGGTAAGGTTCCTCCTGATGTTTTAGCCGAAATCGCATATAAGTGGGCAATTATGTATAGTGCATTTATAGTTACCGATATTACTGGAGGAATGGGAGTATCAACATCTAGAAAATTACAAGAATTAGGTTATAAAAATTTATATATAGATGGAGTTAACCCCGCAGACAAATGGAAATGGGATCCAAAATCCCAAGATAAAATACCGGGAATTAACTTCAACTCTAAACGAGTTTTAATTATCCAAGCGTTTGAGGAAGCATTAAGGTTTGACTTCTCATTAAGGTCTCAAAGGTTGTTTAACGAACTAAACACATTCGTCTATGTCAATGGTAGGCCTGACCACCAAAAAGGTCAGCACGATGACTTAATTATGGCGTTTGCTATGGCAATATTTGTTGGTGAAACATCATTCGCTCAATTGGAAAAGGCAACAGAACAAACAAAGGCCATGCTCGAGTCATGGTCAGTACAATCAAATGAAAACCAAAATTCATACACAAATTTTAATCCAAGTTTACCAGTAAGTAACAATCACGGATATGGTCACCAAAGAAATACGGTGTCCAAAAGCGATTATGAAAAGTATTTATGGTTATTCAGTGGTAAAAGGGTTTAATTTGAAACTTACCATATTATTTTTAAAATAAAAAAACATGTCAGAACAAAAACTAACCGTATGGCAAAGATTGAGTAGGACTTTTGGGCCAAATGCTACATTAGACCAACAATCGCCGGTTTTCAAATTTGATAAAAAGGAACTTCTAAAAACAACAGATAAGTCTGAATTTGAAAAAGAAAAACTACAGGCTCAACAAACAATGTATATTGGTAAACAATGGCAGAAAGTTGAGAGTAACCTATACCAACAAGCGGTTTATTATGAACCAACAAGAATGGCTTCATATTATGATTATGAATCTATGGAGTATACTCCTGAAATCTCTGCAGCGTTAGACATTTATTCTGAAGAATCAACAACGCCAGACCAAGACGGTTTAATATTAAAAGTCTATTCTGAGTCTAAAAGAATAAAATCAGTTTTAATTGATTTATTTGTTAATAAGTTAGACATCAATACCAATTTACCTATGTGGACAAGAAACACATGTAAATTTGGTGATAATTTTGTTTACTTAAAGTTAGACCCTGAAAAGGGTATTGTGGGTTGTCAACAACTACCTAACATCCAAATAGAACGTTTAGAGAAAGGGATGAGATTCCAACCTGACAAATATTCACAGGAAATGGAAAACGATGCGTTGAAGTTCACATGGAAAGAAAAAAACATGGAGTTTAACACATGGGAGATAGCACATTTTAGAATACTAGGGGATGATAGAAAACTACCTTATGGAACCTCAATGCTGGAAAAGGCTCGTCGTATATGGAAACAACTTTTACTATCTGAAGATGCGATGTTAATATATCGAGTATCTAGAGCACCTGAAAGAAGAGTATTTAAAGTATTTGTTGGTAACATGGATGACAAGGATGTGGATCCATACGTACAAAGAGTTGCTAATAAATTTAAAAGAGACCAAATTGCTGATCCATCAACGGGTAACGTTGACATGAGATACAACCAAATGGCGGTAGACCAAGATTATTTTATACCCGTTAGAGACGCCGCAGCAACAAACCCAATAGAAACATTACCGGGTGGTACAAACTTAGCGGAAATTGCTGACATTGAATATATCCAAAAGAAATTGGTAACAGCATTAAGAATACCTAAAGCTTATTTAGGGTTTGAAGAAGCGGTTGGGGACGGTAAAAACTTATCTTTATTAGATATCCGTTTTGCTAGAACAATCAATAGAATTCAAAAATCCATGATTGCGGAATTAAATAAAATCGCAATTGTTCATTTATTTCTTTTAGGATTTGAAGACGAATTAACAAACTTTACATTAGGTTTACATAATCCTTCTAAACAATCCGAATTACTTTCTATTGAACTTTGGAAAGAAAAAATATTACTTTATAAAGATGCCGTTGCTGAGATTGCTAATAGCGTTGCACCTGTATCGGCTTCTTGGGCTAAAAAACATATATTAGGATTTTCTGATGAAGAGATTAGATTAGACATTCAACAACAAAGGGTAGAAAGAGCAGTTTCTGCCGAATTGGCTAAAACTGCGGAAGTTATAACTAAGACGGGACTATTTGATAATATCGACCTATTGTATGGTAAAAAAGATAGTGAACCTGCCGCTGAAGGTGGAGAAGCAGGTGGAGAAGCACCGATGGGTGGAGAATCAATGGGACCGCCACCAGGTGGTGAGGCACCAATGGGTGGAGGAGCGGAAACACCACCACCGGCACCCGAAGGAGGTGGAGTAACACCTGAAAACTTTAATATTAAAGGATTAGACCTTTTAGTTGAGGATAGGTTATTTAACTCTTACGATACCTTAGATTTTTCTAAAGGTAGTAACTCTTTAGTTGAAATAGACGATAAGTTGAAATCTTTATTGGATAAGTAATATTTATAATATAAAACACTATGAATACTTTTGGTACAATTAAAACAAAAATAGAATATGCAACGGTAAACCTTTACGGAAAACCAGAATTTAAATCTTTTATGAAACAATTCAAATCTATGGTTTTAGAAAATAAAGACGTTGCTGAACTTTATTATATATACGACGATTTATCATCTAAAAAAGGATTAGATAAATCAATCGCAGATGACTACTTAAACGAATCTGTAGAATACAGCCAAGTATTAATTGAGAATTGTCAAAATTCTTTGGGTAGAGTAAGTAATTGGATTGATTCTGTGGTTATGGAACATAAAAACGATTACTCTGATATTGATACGACTATTTATAATCGGTCTATTAAAAATTTAGAAGTAGTATTAGAATCTAAAAAAAATATTAAAAATACCTTAATCAGTGAAGAAGTTAAAACAGAAGTTACTAATTTTAATTTACCGTTATCATCGGTGGTTCGAGCTGCTAATGATTCTATAAGTAGAAATCTTGAATCATTAGATGAGTCTGATAGAAAAGAATTAACATCAATTCTATCACTTAATATTGAAGATGTTAAAACAGAGATAGAGTCTTTGAAAGAAAACATCTTAAACAACTTAAAAACAAATCTTAATGAGTCTACGGATACGGATTTAACTTTAGCTATTGAGAATACAATAAATAAAGTTAATGGTACAAAAATTGACCATTATAACCTATATAAATTAAGAAAATTAAATAGTGGATTATAATTCCGATTTCTTTTTTTGTAGGTAGACTGCCTTTTTATGTTGTTCTCTTTTCTTAACTGAATGTTTTGTGAACTCTTTTTGTTCCTTTAATTTCTCAAGTTGTTTTGTTTTATAAATTTTAAATTTATATTGTTTGAGGGCTTGCTCAATAGAACTTGGATTTTTAACTGGAACTATTATCATAATTTTTTCTTTTTTTACATATAAATATAAGGGATTTTTTAAATTTTGACAACAAGTTTATTTTTAACTATACTTAGGTAAACCAATAAACTTTTAAGAAATGAAAAATGAAAAAAGGAAAAACATCAAAATTAAACATTTTTGATGATGCAAAATGTCACTACGGTACGGTCGACTCTAAAAATTTAAAATCAATATACATAGTATTACAAACGTGGGTTGAGCCTTTGGATGACTTCGATAATTGGAATAAAATCACAGGACATATAAAAAGACAAATACAACATACTCTTTTAGAGGTATCTGACCACACTTGTTTTGAGAAGAAACAAATAGTAGATTTGGATTTACGAACAAGTGGGATTCAAAAGAATAAAAAAAGTTTTATGAATTTAGAAATTACTCTATTTGTTCATAATCAAAATCTTAATTTTAAATCACTAATTTTAAGAGAAAAAATTAAAAACATTTTAAAATCCATTTATCTTGATGACTTAAAAAACTCCAAGTTTTTCACGTTAAGCAAAACAAAAGTAAAAGAAACGATAAGTTGCTAATATTTATTCTAAAAAAGGATTATGAAAATATTAGGACCAAGTGATAGTGGTAAGGGCATTTTAGTAGAATGGGATGCTGGATATATTAACCCAAACGATATGAGAAACACTGATGTGATAAAAGAATCGTATGGTCAATTAGAACACTCTAAACCATTTGTGTTCTACGCAACTTTACAAAAATACGGAGTACCGAATAGAAACGGAAGAGTATACCCTGAAAAAATATTAAAAAGAGAGGCTGATAAGTACAAAGAAATTATTAATCGTGGTATGGCCATTTCCGAATTAAATCACCCTGAGTCGTCTTTGATAGATTTAGATAGGGTTTCACATTCAATTACTGATATATGGTGGGAAGGTAACATATTAATGGGTAAGATTAAGTTATTAACTACTCCTGGTTTCCATGAGAGAGGTGTGGTGTCATCTAAAGGAGATGTTGCCGCTAATTTAATGAGACAGGGGGTAACTATGGGTGTATCATCTAGAGGTGTTGGTTCTTTAGTTAAAAGAGGAGAACAAAATGAAGTACAAGAAGATTTTGAATTAATTTGTTTTGATTTAGTTTCGTCACCATCTACCCCTGGTGCGTATCTTTATTTAAATAAAGAGGACAGACCTAAGTATGAAGAAAAGTTGGCCGAACACGATACAAACACTTTTAATGGTAGCGGATTAGAAAAATCAGTTGACTTAATGAAAAGATTATCCGATTATTTAAAATAAAAACTTTAAATTATGGATGAAAAATATTTTATAGCTAAAATCACTACTGATATGGCTGATGAGAACACAGGAAAGATTAAAAAAATTAGAGAAGAAAAATTAGTAAGAGCCTTTTCACCAACAGATGTTGAGGCTAAGGTTACTAAAGTTTATGAAACTTACACAATGGATTGGAGAATTACAGCAATCGTTGAAAGTAAGATTGACGAGGTTATTGAGTAATTACATAACATACTATTAAAAAGGGATACCAAAGGTGTCCCTTTTTTTATTTATACGAGTTTTTTTATGTTAATTGTCCCAAAAAAGGATTTTTTTTAAAAACGTATATATTTATCTGTAAAATAAACGCATAACGCATTGCTTTTTACGAAAACAAATGAGTATAGAAAAAACAGGATCAATAGTTGAAAACGCTTTATTACAAATTAAAGCTGTTGAAAACGCTATTAGTGAAAATGCAAAAGGAATACTTGCTTCTACGATGAAGGAAGAAATCAGTGAATTAATTAAAGAATCTATTATAGGTTCGAAACAATCTAAAAAAACACTTTTTGAACAAGACGCACCTGAGGACCAAGAACCTGAGGAATTTAGCGTAGAAGATGAAATGGGTGATTTTGAAGGTGAAGAAGAGCCAGAGGCTGAAGTATCTGTTGACGACGTTGATGACAACGAATTTGAAATGGATGACTTTGAGTTTGATGGTGATAATGAAATGGAGATGCCTCCATTGGATATGACATCTGCTAGCCCAGAAGAGATTTTGAAAGTTTTCAAAGCTATGGGTGACGAAGACGGTATCATTGTAAAAAAAGAAGATGATTATCTTCATTTATCTGATACTGAAAACGATGAAGAATATCTTATCCAAATGAATGGCGTTGACAATAACATGGAAGAACCAATGGCAGACTTAGAAGAAGGTGTTATTTACGAATTGGAAATGAATGTAGATGAAGAAATGGAAGATCAAGAATACAACGAACAACATGATTTCGAAGAACAAGAGTACAACGAAAATTATGGTTTGGATGAAGATGATGACTTTTTTGATTTAGACTCTATTGAAGTTGATGATTTTGGTGGTGAAGAAACTGAACAAGTTTATGAAATTGACCAAGAAGAATTAGAATCAGTCGTAGAAGCATTTAAAGCAATTGGAATTGGAATGGGTAAGGCTGGTAACGGTTTTGCTAAATCTACTGTAAACAACAAAGGGTTTAAAGAAGATATGGCTGACGGAACAAAATCTGAAAAAACAGGTAAAGGTCCTAAATTCAATTACGGTAAAATTAAACATGGTGTAACAGAAACTGAATCTGAAGAAACATTCGAAGGATGGGAAATGGAAGAAGATGTTGACATGGTTGATATTGAAACTACTGAAGGAATGATGGAACCTGAAACTACTGAAGCGTCAAGAACTATTGCGTACAAACGTAGAGCTGAAAGAGATAGAGTTGCAGCACCAAGTCAATTAAGAAAAGAATCTGTAAATAACGAATTAAATTTATTACAAGAGAAAAATGAAGAATACAAAAAAGCTTTAAATTTCTTTAGAACTAAATTAAATGAAGTTGCAGTATTTAATTCAAATTTGGCTTACGCTACTAGATTATTCACTGAACATTCAACAACAAAACAAGAAAAGATAAATATACTAAGAAGATTTGACGGAGTTGAATCTATCAAGGAATCTAAAAATCTTTACAAATCAATCAAAAATGAAATAGATGGTAAATCAAGTGAGGTGGTTACTGAGTCTGTACAGACAAGAGTTAATAAAACACCTTCTAACGGTTCAGCAGCTAATTTGATTGAAAGTAAAACGTATGAAAATCCTCAATTCATGAGAATGAGAGATTTGATGACAAAAATTAAATAAATAAACAATAAATAAACTCAAATTAAAAAAAAATAAAATGGGAGCATTATTAGAATCAGGTCTTGTTGGTAACATCGGGTTGAAACACCTTAAAGTTATCAAAGAAGACACAATTAACAAATGGGACAAATTAGGGTTCCTAGATGGTCTTAAAGGACACATTAAAGAAAATATGGCGCAATTGTATGAAAACCAAGCGTCACATTTGATTAACGAGGCAGCATCTTCAGATAACTCAGGTTCTTTCGAAACTGTAGTTTTCCCTATCGTAAGACGTGTGTTCTCTAAATTATTGGCTAACGACTTAGTTTCTGTACAAGCTATGAACTTACCTATCGGTAAATTGTTCTACTTCGTACCTAAAATCCAAGGGTATAATGGTGGTGACCACTACGCTCCTCTTGGATCACCAAATGCTGATGGACAAACTCCAGGAACAGGTTACGGTGCTGGTACAACATACGGTAATACTAACTTGTATGACCAATTCTATGAAGGTAACGAACCTACATTAGATCCAGCAGGTCTTTTTGATTATTCAAAAGGTACATACTCAGCTAAAACTGGAGTTGTTACTACAGTTGCTTGGTCAGGTAGTGCAGGTTTAATCCCTTATGGTTACCCAATTGGTGAATACAGAAAAGTATTAATTTCTATGTCTGGATTCTCTAACGCAGGTGCTGGTAAATTAATCGGACCTGATGGTCAAGAAATGGATAACGAAGCTTTCTTATCTGATTTACAAGTTAATGCAGTTTCTACAGGAGCATTCTCAGGATTAGGAGCACAGGACTTATTATTTAGAGTTGTAACTCAAAAATATGCTAAAGGTATTGTACAATATGGTACACAAACTACAGCTTCTTGGCCTGGTTCAGGAAATGGTGGTCAATATGACAACATTTGTAGTGCTGATGGAATCATTTATTTAGAAGTTGACTGTCAAGTACCATGTTCTATCGGTTCAAATTCATTAGATGGTTATTCAGGTATCACAACTACTGTGGCTGGAGCAACATCATTAAGTACTCAATTTAGTGCTACTTATAGAATCTATAAAGAGTTAGAATTTGAAGATAAAATTGGTGAGGTTTCTTTCGACTTAGAATCAGTAACTGTTTCTGTAACTGAAAGAAAATTAAGAGCACAATGGTCTCCTGAATTGGCACAAGACGTTTCTGCATTCCATAACATCGATGCTGAGGCTGAATTAACAGCTTTATTATCTGAACAAGTGGCTGCTGAAATCGACCGTGAAATTTTACGTGACTTACGTAAAGGTGCAGCTTGGTCATTACGTTGGGATTACAACGGATGGAAAAGAGGTACAACTGCTAACCCATTAACTCAATACACTCAAAAAGATTGGAACCAAACGTTGATTACTGCTATCAACCAAATTTCAGCACAAATCCACAAATCTACATTAAGAGGTGGAGCTAACTGGATCGTTGTTTCTTCTGAGATTTCTGCAATTTTTGATGATTTAGAATACTTCCACGTATCTAACGCATCTCCTGAGCAAGATCAGTACAACATGGGTATTGAAAGAGTTGGTACATTAGCTGGACGTTACCAAGTATACCGTGACCCTTACTTCCCACCAAACACAGTATTGTTAGGACACAAAGG